GATCCACTGTAGGAGCGGTAGGCCTAGATGCTCCTGCTCAGTCATGATCTGTGCCATTTTGGATGGCGCTTCTGACATGCGGGAGGACCTTGGCAGGTACTTGAACGTGCGAAGCACGACTTCGAGACCGCCAATGGTCACCTCCTGTCCCCCTTCAATTCTCTTGTCTGGTTTGAGATCAGCGAGCGTAACCCACGCCGCTGGGTCATCAAAACAAAGCGGGTCAAACGCGTTGCTATGATACCAGTGCTTCGAGAAAGGCTCTACTCTCTGGCCGTTGAGGTAGATGATCCCGATGTAGGCCAGGTTCTGCGCTATTGAGCGCCAGGACTGGTCGTAGTGGTTGACCGGGAGCTGCATTATCGTCCGCTTTAGGCGCTCTTCCGTCATGTCCCACAGGCGCGCGATGGTCGCGAGCTCGCGTGGGAACTGGACTTCGGAGTGATCGACGTCACGGAACGTCGGCTGTATCGGTCTTCCGAGCGTGTTTCCCGCCGCGGCGGTACCCGATATGCGGACGGGAATGAGCGGGTATGCGACCATTGCCCTGACGATGGCGGCTCGAGTCTTCATGTTAAGGGGCTCGTCGTTGACCAGGCGGATAGCCCAGGCGGATGTGCCCCAGTATGCAGTCGGATCAGTCGTGGCGACGACGGGATATCCGGGCAGCGTGTCGACACCGGCGATGCCGGCGTCTCCCCGCAGCTCGGGTTTGTGGTCCGGTACTGTGATCGTATTGAGTGAGTCGACTCCGATAGACTGGAACAACGTCTGGGCTACCTGTGCGTGTGAGATGAGGGTCCACGCCTGGTGAACCCAGCCCGCCAGAGCGCGGGTGTCAAGGGCCAGAGGGTACTGGAGATCGACGGCGAGGGGTTCCTGGTACGGGCTTGGGGCGGTGGGAAGGTTAAGCGTCGCTGGCTTGATCTCGCGTTCAATTCCGGGCAGCTGAATCATTTCAGAGTCATATACGTCTGCCTGTGCCAAGGAGGACAAGGCGGTGTATGGACCGTCGGACGGGGCTCGCTCTTCGTAAACACGTGATATGTTTGAGAGAGAGAGCGAGGATTCAGCGACAGTAATGGCGCGGACCCAGTCGTCAGAGAGCCACCTGAGTAAGTGGCGGGTTACCTGGTTGAAGGCGGAGACCTGGATGCCTAGTGTATACCCGGCCAGTTGTTTTAGGGTCTTGATGCGTTCAGCCAGCGCGGATTCAGTTTTCCCAGCTAGCTCCTGTCTCGTGCCCGAGGTTTCACGCATGGCGTGGCGGACGTAAGCAAGGAGGTTGATGAGACACAAGCGCGCGGTAGTGGCCATGGGGTCGGAGGCCGGGTCGAGAGCGAACTCGTAGGCGAAGCGTGCGATTTGATAGCAAATGGTCACCGCTTCACGCTCAGTCAGGCGGGTGCCGAGGCCTGGCACAGCGTACATTACGAAGTCGTAAATGTCTCGCTGCGACAGGAGGCCCGGTTCAACCTGTGTCAGGATGACTTGGGTAGCGTCCGCGGCGACGTCGTGCGGAACCCATCCCTGCAGCAGCTTAGTCCGGGATTGGGCGGACCAGACCTCAAAGGCCTCTGAAAGGGCGCGAGCACCTTTACCGACTCCAAGGAGTGCGGTAATGATGGCCGATCCGCTTATGGGGGCAGAGGGCGTCAGCGTGGAGGCGTTCGTCGATAAGACGGATAGACGCCTGTTAATCAAGCCCAAAACGCGCATGTTAGCGGTCAAGGTTGGGTAGAACTGACGTTCGCCGGTCAATGCGATGACGGTATCCATCGCAGCGACCTCGAGGTTGTAGCGAATTACTTTCGTAAACTCTACAGTGCGCTTGTAGCTAACTGGATTGAAGCGTGTTTTCATGTCGCGTGTAATGCCTTCTGTAACTGAATGTCTGTCAGAGTGAATGTAGAATGTCGATGATGATGATGACGGTATAGCTTACGTGCGCGAGCGGTTCTTGCCGTTGATGCCAGCTTTTACGACTCGTGTCTCACCAGTGCCAG